ACACATTGGGGCGTAGGAGCAATTATTTCTGCTGAAGCTGCTGAAGCATGGGATGCTGATAATGAATATGGTGCGGATTTGTTCTTCAGAACAGCCGCTATTGGTGCATCCTCAACTACAGTAAAAATGATGATTACCTCAGAAGGCAATGTCGGAATTGGAACTTCTTCGCCTTCAGCAACAGACTGGGGGAGTGCAGCTCCCATATTGCAACTATCAGGAACACAGCCTTTGCTCTCTTTAAAAGATACAGATGTTACTAATGGGGAATGGCAAATCGCAAATAACGGTCAGGTTCTATATTTTTGGTCAGCTACAACGGATAAATCAATTGTCTTTGATGCTGATGGTAGAGTTGGAGTTGGAATAACTTCTCCAGATGCTACAGCAAGAATGACTGTAGGAACTACAACAGCAAGCGATGCAAATGGAATTAATTTAAATAGAGGAACAAGACCTACTATTTCAGGAAGTCAAGCTGCAATATCTTGCGTAACAAATGGTGATACAGCTGGAAGTGGCGAAGCAATGTATTTACAAGGTGCAGAGTTTCACTTTATGGATGATGATGAAAGCACAAAGAGGATGGTTATTGATTCATCAGGCAAAGTTGGAATTGGTACTACACCTGGTCACCCACTTGACATAGGAGCTTCATTTAGTGGGTATGCACTTAAAGTCACTAATGATGGCAATCATGATGCGTATAGAGGAATAGCAATACAATGTGGTCAAGATGACCCAACAGGAACGAATTATGCAATGCACATTGAAGATGGTTTTGGTAATGAAAAATGAAAAATCACATTTACAAATCAAACGACAGCTTACAACACAAGCTCAGACTATAGACTAAAGGAAAATGAAGTTTTAATATCAGATGGGTTGACAAAAATAAATCAATTAAAACCATATAACTTTAATTTTATAAGACATCCTTCAGTAGTAAGGCAAGGATTTTTTGCTCACGAACTTGCTGAGATTATTCCTCAAGCTGTATCAGAAGAAAAAGATGCAGTTGATGATAATGGCGAACCTATATATCAAGGTGTTGATAGCTCACATATTATACCATCATTAGTATCGGCAGTACAAGAATTAAGTGCTAAAGTAGAAGCATTGGAGAATGCGTAAAAATTTAAATAGGAGTTAAAAAAAATGGCAGTTAAATGGTCAATAAATCAATTAAATTATGAGATTTTAAAAGATGGTAAATCAAACGTAGTTACATCTGTTCATTGGAGAGCTAATGATTCAAAAGAAGTAACAAAAGATGGTGAAAAAGTAACATATTCTGGTAATAGCTATGGTTCCGTTGGAGCTGATTCAGATAAAGTTTCTGAGGTAAAATATAAAGATGGTGATGATATACCTGAAGATAAAAAAGTAGGTGATGTAAAAACAGAAGCTAAAGACCCTTGGAAAGATAATGCTTTTGTGGAATATGATAAGCTGGATGAAGATACAGTTATCGGATGGGTAAAATCAAAACTTGGAGAAGAGCAGGTTAAGTCAATAGAAGATGGAATCGCAAGCCAGATAGACTCTCAAGAAAATCCAACTAGTGGAAAAGGTAAGCCTTGGTAATAATTACGATGGACAACCTTAATCAAAAATTTGGAAATTTATATGCAAGGCTTTTAGCTGTATACGGACTATGGACAGCTATTGCTTTTATATTTGAAATAGGATACTAATGTTATGGTTTTACTTACATTGTGTGATTGCGATTGTGATTCTAATTGCGGATGCAAAAGGAACTCTAGAGCCAACTGTAAAAGCGTGGGAAAAGAAGCTGGGTATACCAGTTCCCGAAGAGCAATCTAAGGAAGAGGATGAGTCGTGAAGTTGTTAATTTCTTTTATTAGTTTATTTACATTATCCTGCATTAGTGTGGATGACGTAATTGAAGCTGGAGCAAAAGCAAAAGATAAATATGAGAAATTTGAAGAGGCTAATCCAGACTTTACAAAGAATGTGATGTCAGGAGACACTACTAAAATATTTGAATCAGTTTTTTCTGTTAAAAAAATTAAAACAGATGAACAAAAAGCAAGAGAAGATAGTATATCAGCTTTAGAACAAGCAGAACAAGATTCTATCTTAAAGGTTATGAAAGAAAGCCTTATAGATGAGATATATAAAAGATATGGTTCTAAGAAAGATACCTTAAAGTGAAAGTTGTACCTGATTGGAGAGAAATGAATAGCGTATTAAGAGTTATTATAGTTTCCAGCTTTGCTGGTTTTTTATTAGCCTTAGTTTTTATATCTTGTGCTGATGAATACTATATAGGAAAGTCAAAAGAAGATTTATATAAAGATATGTTTGAAGTAGATTCTTTAATGATGCAAATACAATTACAATTAGATAGTACATCAATAGATTTTGAAAAGTTTTATATAGATGCTCAAAGAATAAATAATGGGCATGAATAAAGGAATAAGTGAAAATGCTCAGATACATATTAGCATTGCATTTCTTATTAAATCTATGGTTGCCGTTGGTATTGTCGTTGGCAGTTGGTATCAAGCACAGATGAGATTCGCTAGTATAGAAACAAGAATTAATGATATGCATGAAGAATTAGTATTATTAAATTCTAAAGTATCAAGCATGGAGCAAGAACATATACAAGAATTAGAAACTGCAAAGGTGCAGTTAGAGGAAGAAAACAAAAGTCTAATGCAAAGATTAGGCTTAAAACGATAACGATAAGGAAATGAAATGGCAAAACAACAAAATAAAAAAGAAAAGAAGCCCTTTCTTGACATTGACGGAGAGAGATATTCCGCTGATGAGCTTAGTGACGACCAAAAACTGATGGTGCAACATCTATCAGATTTGAACAGAAAGATTGATGGGGCTACTTTTAATCTGCAACAGTTACAATTTGGTAGGCAGGCGTTTATAGATGCTTTAAAGGCTTCTTTAGATGAGAAAAGTAGCGACGACTCAGAAGAGTAGTGCTTTAGATAAAGCCATATAAGAAAGTGATAGATGATTGAAACATATGCTGAATATGGTGCTATTGGAGTTATTGTATCTTTATTTGTAATGTTGATAATGAATCTCATTAAAAGTCAGAAAGAACAAACTGAAGACTTAGACCAGATTCGTCAGGCTATTGCAAAATCAGAGACTAAAATAGCTAATGTAGAGGGGATTATATTGAAGATGCTTGACAGGTGGAATCGTTCAGATGAAACAAGCCAAAGACATAGAGAAGATATTGTCCGTGAATTAAATGACGTTACGGATGACTTGGCGTATTTAAAGGGTAGGATTAACGGTAAATCGAGATGAATGTGAACGACTATAGGAATGAAACAACTGCGAAGCTTGTTAAATTGGATGAAAGGCAGATAAGTATCTTCAAAACCCTTCAGAGAATTGAAAAGCATTTAGAAAAATTGAACGGACAAACAGGTAAAAATAGCGATGCAATCATCATGTTTAAAACATGGGGTTCAGCTGCTTTATTTATTGTCCCTATTATAGTAACATTATTAATGAGGTTAATACCATGATTGAATGGATTCAAAGTAATTGGACAAGTGTTGTAGGTACAGTCGCTGTAATTGGTGGCGGAATGTACATACCATTTGTAAGAGGTCTTGTTCTAACAGGACTTAAAACTATGATTAGTGAAGCTGTCTTAAAGAAGATTGCTATTCAGATAGTTGAAAAATTAGTTAAATCAACTAAGAATAAATTAGACGATGTTTGGTTCGCTGAATTTAAAAAGAAAGTAGATAATGCCTAGATTCAGTACAAGAAGTAGGTCAAGACTTCATACTTGTGATAAAAGACTTGTTGACCTTTTTAACGAAGTTGTTAAAGGATTCGATTGTACTATTATAGAAGGACACAGAGGAAAGAAGGCTCAAGATGAAGCGTATAATAAAGGGAATAGCAAAGTTAAGTTTCCTAATGGTAAACATAATCAAAGTCCGAGTATCGCTGTGGATGTTGCGCCGTACCCAATAGATTGGACTGACCGTGACAGATTTCATTATTTTAGTGGATATGTTCTCGGTATCGCATCTCAGATGGGTTTAAAGATAAGATGGGGCGGAGACTGGGACATGGATACAAAGACTAAAGATAATAAGTTTGATGACTTGGTACATTTTGAAATTAAAGAATAATGCCTAAACAATTTTTACAATTATCTAATTTTTCAGGTGGATTGAATACGAAATTCGATGCTCGTGATATTAATGATGATGAAATTACTAATGTTAGTAATTTACACGTTTATAAATCTGGTCAATTATTTTCATCTACCGCTTCAGCTACTGTAACGTCCAGAACTGCTGGAACTTTAACTTCTGGCTCAGGGTTGTTTTTATTTAAAGCTGATAATGATATTGATAGTAGCTCTGGGGTAAGAAAACCTTTAGAATTGCTCGCTGCTTGTGATGTTGCTAGCAGTACGGTTGATATTTTAGAAGACCCATTTAATACTGGTGGAATTAGAGATGTAAGTAATCACTTAGCTGCTTTTGACTTAGGTAGTAATCATGGTGGAGATGAGTTTGTTTATTATTATGTTGATGGAGCTCTACGAGTTACTGATTCAGAAAATGGTCAAGATGGCAATACCTCTAGATGGTTTGGTCATGTCGATAAATCTGGTACTATTCCAGGAGGAGCGGTAGACGATTGGGTTTCTACTCAAAATAATTTAGCTGCTCCTACCGCAACAAATATAACAGCTAGTGGTTCCGCAAACTATGCTACAGCAGGTCATGGATTTGATGTTGATATTACTGTAGAAGCAACAGATGACGATGGATTGTGGGAAGCTACTACATATGAATTTGCTCAATCATTTGTGTATGAAGGTAGTCAGGAATCATTATTAACTGCATATTCTGAATCCGTAACATTATCTACTAATAATTATTTTGCAGGAATTATAGTTGGTATAACAAATAGCGGAGCTCAGTTCTCTGATAGGATTAAGGGAGGTAGAGTTTATATAAGAAAGAAAGATAGTAATGATTTATGGACTTTATTTCTTGACATGGACTTTGAACGTGGTGTAAGAAAAGATGTTGGAGATAAATTTAGTGTATGGGCTTCTAATGTTTCAGGAGCTGGCACAGATAAGTGGAGAAATACAGATGCTATAGAAATAAAAGGGCCTAGTATTGATACGTATGAATCACTTAATGGATATAGTCCTGATGTTGGACATTTATCATTTGGAGAAGCTGCGGGATTATATTATAAAGATGCAACTGTTTGCAATCAAAGAGTATTTGTTGCTCATGTTAATTACTATACATCGATTGGTAGTGCTGAAACAAAATTGATGCCTGATAGGATATTGTATACACCTATTGGAAGATATGATACATTTCCACCTAATCAGTTTATTGATATTGGAATTAATGATGGAGAAGACTTTACTGCGATAGAATCATTTGGAACTAAAGTATTAGCGTTTAAAGAAAGTACATTATATATTATCGATGTTACATCCCCTAATGATACGGAATGGTTTTTAGAATCTACTCACAATGGACTAGGTATTGACAAACCATCTGCAGTTGTTAAAACTGAATTTGGTCTTTGTTGGGCTAGAAAAACAGGTATTTATGCATGGTCTCCTAGTCAGGGAATAGTAGAATTATCTTCAAAATTAGATAAAAATACTGCTCCTATGACAGGATTAGCCTCTCCTGTTGTTGGATATTATCCACCTGACTCACAATTACTTGTTGTTCA